GCCGAATGGGGCCGGGGAGGAAGACCTCGAGGCCGCCGAGGCTCTGGTCGCCGAGGAAGCCCACAAGGTCGGGAAGAAAACCTTCCAGATTGTCGGCGACCCCGGCTCGGCAATGGACGCCTTCGCGGCATTTTGTGCCGTCCAATCCGGCGAGCTTCACTTAACGGTCACTTACTAAAGGCGGTCGGCCATGTGGTTAATGACGAACCGAGGGTTTTACAGCATAGTTGAGAAGCCGTGGGACAAGCCCGATTCGACCCTCACGGTTCGCGCTCGCCGGCGGTCGGACATCGAGGCGTTCCTCGCGCTTATCGAGGACAACGCGCTTGACTCCATTCCGAGCGCCCGGGCCGATCACATGGCCGAGGGAACCGACTTTATCGAGTTCGACGACCGAGCCGACTACGCTTGGCGGGTTCGCGTTCCGCGGACTCAAGTCGGGCTCGTCGTTGCCCGGGTTATCGGCGGGATTGATTACGACAATTTCAAGTCGGACGTTGCGAAGAAAGGGCTCCACGACCACGCCTCTTGTTACTCGTCCGTTTGGGGCGCCATGTCTCGCTTGCAGGACGGCGGCGCCTACTCGAGCGGCAATCGACCGAAAGGGGGGGGCGGTCAAACGCATCTCCCTTTTTCAAACAGCTTTGGCGGCGCTACCGAGGCGGGCGTCGCTGAGGCTGTTGAACCTTGGACAGCCGCGGAAGAGTGGGACGATTGGGCCTGTCCGCACTGCTCCGAACAGGTTGACCCCGAGGCATTTAGGGCAACGGGCGCTTGCGACAACTGCGAAACTGAACTCGTAAGCTGCCTCGGCTGCGGCGAATGGCTCGGCGGCCAGCATGATTGCACCGACTACTTTTAACCCTTGCTCCGCGGTTCCAATGCGCTATATTAGCGGCCCCTTTTTTCCTGAGGAGGAAACACTTTTGGCAACAGACGCCGCTTGGCAGAAGGGGGCCGCGGTCTTGCAAATGACGTACGGAAAGCTTGCAAGCCGTCAAGCCCTTGGAGGATTGTATCGAAGCTTAAACGACCTAGACGACGAACAGCTGCTCGAAGCCATTTCTCGCCATTGCGACGACGATACGCCGGACGGCGGTCGCCTCATTGGCGAGTGGTTTCCCAAGCCCGCCCGACTCCGGTTCCACGCCAACGCCTTTAAAGTGATTCGCGATCGCCAATGGAGGGCCGCCCTTGAAGTCGAGGAAGCCCGCTTCCGGGCGATCGCAGAGGCGAAACCGAAAAAGACCGTCGCCTTCCCGGGTGGCGGCGAATATGGCCTGCCAGCAAGCCTTGAGGTTAGCTCGGCGGCCTGTAAAGAGTGCGCCGATTCCGGCCTTTCCCCCTACTACATCCCGAAGCTGCTCGACCACCCACGGGACAAATACCGCGTGTTTCTGGCGAGCGAGTTCGCAAAGATGCCTTCCGAGCTTCGGCCCCGCTTCCGTAGATACTCGGCGGTGTGCGATTGCAAGGCCGGCCAGATGCGCCGCGCCAAGCATCCGACACAGCACGTCGCGGAAAAGATAGCCGGCCGGGATCGGCGCTGTTACATAACGATCGAGGAAGCGCGCCAGATGGCAGAGAAACGCTTTGCCAAGGAAGGCGGGCAATATGGCATTAGCGAGCCCGAGGTCGCCACGATCCGCATTTAAAGGGCTCAGGAGAGGAGATTGATATGTCGCCGAAAGGGCGGGTTGGCCCCGTTGAGCACGGCCAAATGAACCGCGAGCGCATCGCGCGCTTAACGCGGATTTATCACACCCCGAAATACGCCGGCGAGGCGAGCGGCATTCCGCCGTCTTCGCTCGCCAGAGCGGCGAAGCGTTTCGGGCTCAAATTCCGCTCGGAAGATTAGAGCGGACGCACGAAAGGAACCCCTCAAAATGCAGTTGACATCGAATGCAATCCTTGACGCCTACCGCCAGTACCGTTGTGCTTTTATTGCCGGCGCGTACGGCGGGGGCTGGCGCTTGCCCGGGCGCCCGAACAAGTGCGGGAACGACGCGAAGACGGACGACGAGAAGGCGTTCGCGGTTCGCGCCCACAATCACGCGGCGGAAATGCTGCGGACGGAAGTCGAGCGTTTCACAATGGCCCACACGACCGGCCAAGTGGTAATGGGAGAGGAAACAGAAAACCTCATTTCGTCGCTCACGGCGAGAATCGAACCGCCGAAGCCGCCGCGGCCGGAAGTCGAGGTCGTGAACGAGGCGGTAGACCTTGCGCGGCGAGTCTTCATCGACGGACCTCAGCATGTTGGCCCCCAAGCGGCCGCGGACAGGCTGATACAGCTTCAAGCCGAGGTTGCGCGGAACGATAGGCGCCGGCGGATCGATAGCGCCCACGGAATACCCGTCTTCGCCGACGAGGACGGGTGAAACCCCTTCTCTACTTGGCGGCCGGTGCAATCGGGGGCGCTTTTCTGGCCCTCCTGCATCGGTCCGCCATTCTTCGCGCGATCGGCCACTTATTCGCCATGATCGTAACCGCTTTAAACCTTCACGACGCCCCGACGAGATGGGACGAACGGAAATAATGACCGAACCAACGTTACCGCCAGAAGCGCCCGACGACGACGCGCCACCGCTGCCGATTGAAATCGTATCTCAGGCGCTCCACCAATTCGCCGAGTTCCTCAAGGAGGCCAGCGAAAGCGCCGACGATAACTGTTTCGAAGATCCGAACGCCCACAATAACGCCTTGGTTTCGTCAATCGCGCTGCTCGGGTTCGTCCCGAATATGTTGGCGTCCGATTACGTCCAGGCTCAAAAATGCCTTGCCGAACTCATGTCGGCGCTGTTCACGGCCTTACAGATCCCGCGACGGAGCCACGGCGCTTTTGCTGCGGGGATGCTGGACGGCATCACGGCCGAGAAGGCCCGCGAAGACGGCGGCGGCATACTCAAGCCAAGCGGCGTCGAAGTGAGCCGCTACGGCAAGCTCATGGCCCGTAACGGCAAACGCCACGGCGGGAACCGAAAGGGGAAAGGGAAATAATGGATCCAGACAACGTAGACCTTATGAACAGGCACGGCGTATCTGTCGGCGCCGGGGGGATTGTAATGATGATTCCGCCAATGGCTCCAATGTCGAATGAGGACGCGCTCGTTTTGGCCGCTTGGCTGGTTACAATGACCGTTCCCGACGATGGGCATTTCGACGCCATCCTCGAGCAAGTGCAGGGAACATGAGCAAGATAATTAGCGATATAACAACAATGCACCAGCGCCGGCGCATTGTTTTGACCGAACAGCAAGTCCGCCGCGCCGTGGGAGTTTGGGCTTCAAATAACGACGACGCCTTTCCCAAAGGCGGTCCGTTTGGAGCCCCCGCGGAGATGGAGTCCGGCGGAACGACCCACCCGGGGAATTACGTGTTCACTTGGGAGATTTCCGTCGAGGATGGCGAATAATGCCTTGGGGCGGAACCCGGGTCAATCGCGGCGGGGCTGCTTTGCCGCTCAGCCCCGGGACACACTGCGAGCTTGACGGTGAAGCCGCTACGGTGTGCCTATATCAGCCGGCCGAGGGCGGGTTCGTGTATTGGGTCAGGATTAACTCGAAGCCGCGCACGGAGCCTTGGCGGCGCGTGAAGCGAACCGAAATAAAAGCAGGGATCGAACTAATATGATGAGTAATCGTACGTATTTTCTAACCCGCCGGCTGTATAGTCGGGGGTCAGTCTTGACGCCGGGGCGCTTTGGCGGAACTCGCGTCCGATTCCCCGGCAAAGATTATTATTCGCCGGTCTGGTTTAACGAGGAGCCCGCCACGGTTTTAATCTGGATTCAAGAGCAGGATAAAAACGAGAGGTTGGACCTATGAACTGGCGCGAGAAAGCCGAAGACGCCGAGCGCCTTATCGAGCAAATGGGGCCGCCGCATGATATCCCGTTCGACGAACTCGCCGAGCACGGGATAATACTCGACCCGAAGTTTCCGCTGCCCCCGGGGCCGACGACTTTAAAGCTGGTTAAAGTGGCCCTGGAGTCGCGAATCGAAATTTACCGCGCCCTGCTTACCGGGCTTTTCCCGACCGAATGACGCCCGGCGACATTTTGATCTACCTAGACGACGAGCGAATCGACGAGGGGGTCGTCGAAATGACGAACTCCCTTACCGAGGGTCCGCTTTGGACGATCGACGGGGTAGTCGTAGAGCCCGCGGGGCCGCTGGTTTGCATCGAAGGCCCGGACCTCAAGCTTATGTGGAGGTTCAAGCGGTGCGACTAGTCGCAAGAGGAATGAGTGATGAATAAGACTGAACACATCCTCGCCTGCATCATCGAAGAGTGCGCCGAGGTCCAACAAGCAGCCACCAAGGCGTTGCGATTTGGACTGGAAGATCGCTACCCCGACCGTCCTCCGAATACATCTAACCGGCAGGACATCATTTCCGAACTCGCAGACCTCCGCGCAGTTATGGATATGGCTTGCGGGCTTGGGCTTGGCATATGGATGCCCCTTGCTAATCCAGACAAGCGGAAGAAGGTTGGGAAGTGGATGGCTCACGCCGTAGGAACAGGAGCCCTCGTGGAGGATGAAGGGAGCGACTGAATGAAACACTTACTAATCGAACGCTTCACCACCCACCGCGATCTCGGCACCTTGTCGATGGCCAGCTTTCCGTCGATACCAAGCACCAACGCCAAGTTCCCCTATTTGGAGCCCCCGTGGGCCAATAATGAGCCTTACAAGTCCTGCGTCCCACCTGGGGTCTACACGGGAATCTGGGATAATTCGCCCAAGTACGGCGACGTCTATTTCTTGCTCGGTGGGACGGTGGTTCAGAATTCTTATGACCTAAGCCACGGGGCCACCCGATTCGCATGTATCGCGGGGCACGGGGCCAACTGGCACTATCAGCTTCAAGGGTGCGGAGCGTTCGGGATGGCAAAGATTGAAAACCACATAGGTCGGCCAGGATCCAACCGGCGTTCACACATGATCACGTCGTCCAAAAAGGCCCTGGGCAAGGTTCACGACATCCTCGAGCGCGACCCCATTATCCAAATCACCATCGCCTGGGCAGCGCCATGAGTCCTCCATAGGCTTACAAGATAGGGGATCGGGAGGGGCTACTCGTCGCAGGTGAATTTGATACCACAGTTGAAGCAGATCAGCTCACACCATAGGGCAATCATCAGGAAGCCACAGTTAGGACAGAGGTGTTCATTCATCATCGGCCATTACGACCCTCGGGAGTTGTCCATGCCAGGACGGCAAAATAGGGCTGGGCTCGGGGCGAAATCTACATTCCGCCGCCCTCGAAGAAAGCGCTCCAGGCTTTTCGCGACACGATGGGATACGAGCCGCTGGTCGCCTATGTCCGGTGGGCTGTTTAGGCGAGCAGTTTGACGAGTACGGTAATCGCGGCGGCGGCGCCAATGGTGCTAACCGCCGCGATTACTTTCATGTAGGCTTTTAGCGGATACACTTCGCTTTCCAGTGATAGAATCCGGCGCGCGTTCGATTCCCCGTCCTGTTGAACCTTCTTAATCCAGCCCGATAAATCCTCATTCATTCGTGGCGCTGATGCGACCCCCGTAGCAGCCGTTTAACCCAGAGCTTGCCCAGGTTGACTCCCCAGGTGCCCAGAGCGGCGGCGTAAGCGTAGCTGGCGGGTTTGTCGCCCAAGGTTTCCGCGAGTCCAGGCCACCATTCCAGCACGACCATGAGCGCGGTCGGACCCGTTGCCCCGATGGCGATTGATTTTGCAGCCTTGCCCTTGAGCAGCTTACCGACGGCGGGTGCCGCGAGTTTTAGAATATTTCCGAACATTTAGAGCCTGCTTTCGTAGCGTCCTATGCGAAAAATCCTTCGAACTCGGACAGAGCGCCTTGAAGGCGCTCAAGCGCTGCTAAGCCTTGGGCGGGAACAGCACGAGTAACCTTTTTCGTAGTTCAACCTGCTCTTTTAGTGCCATGTGCCGATTGAGCAATTCAGACATCTGACTCTCCGCGCTTTTGATGTCATTTTCCAGCGTAATCCTGTCGGCCTCAAGGGCCCTATTTTCTTCGCTCACAAATTTTCAACCCCTTTCTCTCATAAGAGATCAACGGCATTCGAAATTCTTTCCACCCGTAACTTCAAGTCCGCATAGGCATCTGCCACCGGATCGGTGCCGGTGTAGTCATTGATCTTGAACCTGTCTACATGCACCGCTTCCAACTGCTTACCCCACGGCTCCTCGTCGGCCTGGCGGTCTGCCGCAGAGGCGTATACCGCCACCTCGTAGACGAGATAGGTAACAGTTTCCAGTGTCTCCCCTGTGGCAACGTTGACTGGAGACTTGGTGATCTTGTCTGTCTCTATCACTTTGATGTAGGCACTGGTCGGCCCTTCTAACACATCTGCTTGCAGTGCCATCTTAATTCTCCTTCGATAGTAGCTTGAGTTCTGCTCTGATGGATTCAATCTGTTCTTGCTGGAGATCGCATACTTCACGCAATTCCATTCGGTCCATATATGCCTGCCAGTGCGCCCCCATGAAAACTCGCTGTAGCTGCGATCCGTTGACAAGTCCTGCATGGCCCTCGGCTGCATCTTCTGGAGAACAATATCCCAGCACGCCAATGTCAATCATGGTCTGCTTGTCATACTTCACCATCTCGTCCCACTTGCTACGGACGATAGTCTTGGGGTCCAGCGTTGCGGTAGCCATTGCCCTACAGATATGAGCATCATCATAAGCATCCCACGCGCCGCCATCGGCACCGTCGTATTGGAAGTCGCCGTCTTCATCTATTCCAAATAAGGCTCGATTTGCACTCCCAACACGGCCACGAAAAGTATACACCATGCCATTTGCAGTAATATCTGTAGATGAATTCGCCCCATCGTGTTCAGAGACATAATGGTCAAACAAGCCAACCACCGCCGAACTATGCGTTGTGTCAGCCGTCCCGCCGTAGGCGTCAATAGAAAACGATGGACCGGCGCTATCTTCACGAACCGAATTAAGGTAAGTGCCGCCATTCGCCCCATTATATTTTCCAAGGGTGAAATAAGAATCCGTCTCCATGACACCAGTAAACCCATGTGCTACGTCAGAGGACTTTAGGGCAAAGAGTTTATCGTCACTGGATGTCTGGTTGATTGTAATGCCTGTAGTCATATTGGCATTGGCTGTCTCATGTAGGCCGAGATTTGCGGATGTGCCATACATTGTAAAAGCAGCTCCGCCGTTATTGCTGAAAGCCAAGGTGTTCGCACTCAAGTCGGCTTGTATAAATGCTCGGTCATTGTCATCCGCGTCACCCATAACAAGAGTGGCCGTGTCATTCGTCCCTCCAAGCATTGTAATGCCCACTGCGCCGCTGTTCTCAACAACCAAATCATCGTGGCTGGTACTGGCAGTTACAGACCCTGCTGTTGCCGTACGCACATGCAGGGTTCCACCCCCAGAGGCAACCCGTATCCGCTCGGTGCCCCCGGTTGAAATCGCAACCGTATCTGCCGCTGGAAACCAGATTCCCGTGTTTGAGTCGCCATTCGGAGCTATAGACGGAGTGCCCGCAGCCCCGGCGCCCCAGCTGCCGGTCATGATGCCATCGGCGGCGGCGCTGTTGGTGATCGTATTGAGCGCCTCGTGAAGATGGTCGCAGTTGATCCGCGAGACGTTGAGATAATCCTCGGCGGTCGGGTCTTCCTCGGCCCATCGCGTCCCGGGGCCGGTGTATGCGTATGTATTCGCCATTAGGGCAGTACCTTATCGAGAAGCCAATCTTCCTGCGGGGTCAGTTCGCGGAGCTTGGCGGCCATGTTCACGAGCATTTTACGGGATCCCTCCCAGCGCTGGCCGTATATCACTCGCCCGGGCTGGTTGATCGACTCCCGGGGAACCCATTCGACGCGCGTCAAGCTCACGGCTTGATTTAAAACGGTCACGCGCACGCTATCCACCTCGACGACTTCGCCGCTGCGAAGGGCGAGGCTCAGCGTTTCCTCAGGCTTCGGGAAGCTCATTTAGTACGTTCCTGTATCGGGGCCAACATAGCTGATCGCCGAATATACGTCGTTTTCCTCGACTCGGCCCGAGAGCAACGTCGCCCATCCCGATTGCGCTCGCTGTGCCGCGGTGGCGGTGTCGTAAACAGGGTAACCGGCGGCAACCACGCGCCCGACCGGCTTGTAATTGGGCGGCATCTCCTGAATCTCGAGCCGGATCTGCGCTGTCTCTACCTCGATCTTGATTCCGGTCACTTCCCACTTGATCGTATTAAGCCGCTTTAAACTCACCCCGGAAGCGTGCGCCACGGCAACCGTATTGCATTGGCCGCGGACGACAACGAAATCGGTCGTCGAGTAGTTAACCGAACTCACTTTAACAACCTCGAGGTCGTTCACGAGGACGAAATCGTTCGCCCGGAAGAGGGTATTCGTCGCACTCTCGAAGGCTGTCGACCCCGCGGTTTCCGAATTGGTGAGCGTGCCAAGCTTAACGGGGCGCTTCGAAGTCGGGAGCCAGGAGTGATCGAAAAAGCAGGCGTCGCCGAGTTCAACGTCGATGGCGTTTAAAAAGGTTGCGAACTCGACCGTCAACCGGCGCTCTGCCCGCCAATCCTGCAAGTGTGCAATCAGATTCGCCGCCGTGGTCGCGTCGCCGATAAGGTCGGAGCCATATCCGCCGACGTTGCGGAAGTCCTTGGTTTCCTCGCCGAGCGGGTTGGTCGTCTTGTAACGCAGCTGAGAGCGCTTCATTTCGCCAACGAGGTTCGGTCCTACGTAGTAGGTGGTGCCGGCGGCGTTGTCGTTCACGCCCCCAATTACGGCCGTGAGGCTTAAAACTGTTTCCGAGTCGATCGCCGAGACGGTGTAATCCTTGTCGCCGACCACGTAGCAAGAGTCGTTAACCTTTACCCCGTCGGTTACAAATGTCGCTGAGGCGTCGGTAAGCTTGGCCGTGGACGTTGAGGTCGAGCACGTCCCTGTAACCCGGTGGCGGCCGGAAGCTATCTCTATGGCCGAATACTCGTTCGTGCCGCGATCCTTGCGATACTTGAGGACGACTTCGTTAATCAGATCCCGAACCGGGGTCTTGCCGAAATTGATATCGGGCTCCCAGTTCGCCCGCGGGGCCTCGGGATTCTTTACGGCGATATGGGCGTCCTCAAGAAAGGTGTGCTCAGGGGTCCGCGACTTATCCATCGCGACCATTTTCCATTTGCCCTCAAACGACTTAAACAGGTGCATCCCCGCTTCTGTGCAATAGCGATTGAGCCAGCCGATATCGTCGACGATCTTGTCCTCGGAAAAGCGGAAGCTCCACCCGGTTCGTGCTGTGGCCGCTGTGGCGACCGCTGTCGCGTCAACGTCGGCGGTGCCAAGCTCCATGAGCGCTTTACCGCGAAGGCCAGCCGCCAGGACGTGAGCGGGGTTGTCGAGCGGATCCCCCGAATTGTCGATCACGGCCCCGTCTTCGTAATTGGCGGCGAGGTCTTCCCACCCGGTTACTTTTTGGTGAACGCTGAGGGCCTGCCGGTCCGAGGTCAACTGGTCGTCGTACGTGATCTCGAGGTAAATCTGTTCCAGGGTCGGATTATCGCCGTGGCCGGCGATTCGCACCTCGTAGAGTTCGAAATCCCAATCGTCGGCGTGATCGGTCGCGGCGTCGATTAGGGTAATAGTCTGGTCGCCGGAAACCGAGGCGTTCGAGAAGATCGAGGCCCCGTTGTAAAGGATATCGTAGCCGTAGCTCAGGGCCGGCGCGGAGTTTATCTGTATCAGCGCCGAGACAATGGTTCCAAGCTTCGGAACGCCGCCGATCGTAACGTCGAGGTTCGCGCCAGCGCCCACAACGACCGAGGTCGCCGCGTCGCCGTCGAACACCTTCGGGTAGTCGGTCACGTCGTTTGTGCCCGACGGCAAGACGGGATAAAGCCGCATGGAACGGCGGGCGTCGTCGATTGAAACGATTTCGGCGGCCTGAGTGTAGCTGGCGACCGGAATCTCGGCGTAGCGCTTGGCCGCCTCGTAATACTGGTAGGGCGTGCCGTATACGTCGCACCGCTTCCCCGGCGTGAACTCTCTTAAAAACCCGTTGGTACATCGGCACGGCGCCAGGAAGGCGAAAGCGCCGGCGTCGTCGTGCGGTCCCACGTTTAAAGCGCCCACGGCCCACGGAATCGGCTTGGCGTATTGATCGTAAGGGGCGTCGGGATAGTCGACGAGGTTGACGATATCCCGCGGAATCGAATCGAAATCCTTATCCGTGCCGTCGATCCCGTCGAGGAGCCAAGCGCGTATGTCGAACGGGGTGTCCTCAATAAACGATTTCGCTATTTGAACGGCGTCGGATTTGACTTCCGCCCCGGTCACAAACCCGAGGTAAACCCGCATGATATCGTTTTCGAGGAAATAGGTATCGGTCACGTTGGACTCGACGGTTTCGTTTCGGATGGCCGCCTGAACGGTAGCCACCGAAGCTAACCCGCCGCCCGTGCGGATTCGGTCCCACGACAGACGTAATCCGGTGGGCGTAAAAAAGTCGAGGTACGCATTCGCGGAGAGGGTGTATTTTCGCGAACCGTAATACAACGTGACCGAAGCCTCGTCCGGCGAGTCGGCGTCGATCTCGAGAAGCCAGACAATCGAGGTTGCGTTTTTGACCTTCTCGGCCAGCGCCAGCGCGGAGAGCGTTTTCACGCGGACATATCTTTCGAAAGGCGAATCGCGCCGGTCCAGAGATTGTTATTCCGGCGGAAGCTCTCAAGGCCGCTTATGCAGTGCATGGAGGTAAACGCGGTTCCGTTCGAGTCGGTGAACGTGAACGGAAGCGACGCCCACTTGACGGTATCCTGTATGAAGTCCCTCAGGGCCTCGAAATCGGTATTGTCGAGCCGATAGCTTACGATCATGTCAATATGATCGGTCGACCCGTCGCCAAGGTCTGCCGTCTTCACGGCGCCGCCCATCGTGCGCCCGACGAGCATCGGATAGGACTCGCCCGGGTCTTCGGGGAACAGGTGATCCGCAATGGAAACGATCGGAGCCGAGAGGTCGTTGAAGGTTGAAGCCATTTTAGTTCGTCGCCTCGAGGTCGTTGACGGTGCCGGATTTGTCGACCGTGTAGGTCGGCGTCACGGGCGGCCGTCGCCGCATTGCGCTTTGAACCTTGCTCACCGATTCGGCCAAGTCGTCGAGCCGCAAGCGGTTGTCGTGCGACTCGCCCGAAGTCCGGTTTCCGCCCGAGCGGGCGACCACTCCCTCGATAATGCCCTCAAGTCCGCTGAGGTCGACGATATCGCTTATGGAGATACGCCGCGGGTTTCCGGTGACTCGGATAATGTCGTTCAGGTCGACGGTGATCCGGCCCGCTGCCGAGACATCCAGTACGTCCGCCCAGTGGCCGAGGGTCTGCCGGTTGTTCGTAGTAAACTCGACGGTTCGCGCCCAATCTCGTTCGTAGCGTTTAAGGTCGGCCGGAATGTCAACCAGATTCCCCCAATGGCTCGGGCGGTGCCGGTATTCAGTTTCGACGTTCATCTGCACGGCCCGATACCAAGGGCGCTCGTAAGCTTTGAGCGTGCTTGGTATGTCCACCATATTGCCCCAGTGCGTCGGCTTATGTCGCAACTGCTCGTTGACAACCATATCGACCGCATGGGACCACGGAATCTCAATCGGCGTAGTTGCGGACAGGTCGACGATATTCGAGAAAGTCTCGGGGCCTGGAATGCTGCCGACGCCCAAGCTTTGCCGCCCGCCGCCCGGGCCTGCGGCGTCAAGGTCGGCGAGCGCCTTCCCAGCGGGCGTGGGGCCGCTGCCGCCACGGTTTTTGGCATGGGTTGCCTGCTTGAGGGCTGCCGTTTCCGCGCGTTGAAGCGCGTCGATAGAGTCCTTTAAGCCGGAAAATACTTGGGCCTGCGCGTGAACGTCGCCCCCGGCGCCGGCAAAAGCGCTTTGAGCCTGCCGGCGTAGCCCCATCTCGCGAGCGTCGAACGTCTGGGATACGGCCCGTTGAAGCGGGTTTAAATTCTCAACCGCCTTGGCTGCGGCGTCGGAAACGTCTTCGAAGCTGTCGCGGATAGAAAACATGCGGCGAATCGCGTCTTCGATCGGGGTTCCCCTGCCGAACGCTGTTTCTATTCCCGCTCGTATTTCGTCGAGGTTGAGCCCGGCGATAAACTGCGCCTGCCGCCCTGGACCCGCTCGCGTCTTGCCGTCATTGAGGCCCCGAGCCTGGGTTCCGATCTGCTCGATGAAGCTGTTTAAATCAGTTACGAAGCCCTCAGCCTTGCCGAAGTTGTCGCCGCGGAACTCGCGGAACAGGTCAAGCAAGGGCTGGACTGCGTCGAGTTGCACGCGCCGCACCTCGACCGCGAACTCGCCGCCGAGGGAAAGGCCAACTTGGTTCAGCGCTTCAATCTGCTCGCGAAGGGCGCGGTTCGTCTCCGCGATGCTGTCTTGATACTTGGCGTGCTGGTCGCCGCTCTCGCCCAGAAGCCCGATTACGCCAGTGATCCCGGCCGCCAAGGCGCTCAAGGGATTTCCACTGATTGCCAGCGCCGCCGCGTCGAAGAAGGTCGAGAATTCGGGAACAAGCTGTTTCATTCCCGCCACTCCGATATTGATAGCGCGATTTAAATCACGTTGCGAGCGCGCCTCCTCTGCTCGCGCTTTGGCGTTGTCCGCCCGAAGAAGCTTATCGGCAATCGCGTTTGCCTTGGCCTGCTCATGCAAGGCCGCGCGGGTATCGAAGCGAATCAATTCGGCGCTGTGAACCTGCTTTAAGAAGCCGAGCTCAGTCTCCGAGCTCCCCGCCCGATCCGCCTGCGAAAATTCGAATTCCTGCCGCACCCTGAGAAGGTTCCGCTCGCTGGTAGCCAGCGCTTCGGCTTCCCGCTGCATAAGCTGCCGGTTGTCGTCCGACATCCCCTGCCCGCCGGCCGCGAGGCCAGTTAAAAGCCGCTGGTCTGCGAGGGATCGAGGGGCGCCGCCGCCGGTGTCCAGGGCGCCGCCACGAAGCCCCGAATTGCTGCGATGAAAAAAGGCCGCGCTGGTATCGGGGCTCTTTATGTTAAATCGCTTGGCGCCGGAAATCTCTGGGAACCCCGCGGAGCCGAACCCGGATGGCCCTCTGACCGCCTCGGCGATAGCGCCGCCAAGCGCCCGCATGGAATCTTGGCCGCCCGAGAGCACCCGCCGCCCTTCGGCGGGATCGGTGAGAGCCTTAATCAGCGAACTTCCCGGGTCCAATGGGGAAGGCGCGTTAAAAGACATAACCCCGGGAGAGCTTTCGAGCCTGCGGGCTCGGGAAAGGGCTGCTATATCCGCGTCTTGCTCGGATCGAGGCCCTTCCCGGTCGGGGGCGTTTATCGTGCTCGCCACGGAAACCATAGCCTCGCCGAGCGTCTTCGTAAGTCCGATACTTTCGTTCAGGTTGGATATATAAAGGCCAATCGCATTATTGAGGACCGTCCAGCCGCTCGACACGGTTACTTCCATCTTGCCGAATTCTTCTTGTACGGTCTTCCCCTGCGACTGTAGCGCCTCGATCACCTGTAGCGCCGTAATCTTGCCCTCTGCGCCAAGAGCGCGAAGCTTCCCTATCGGAACCCCCATTCCCGCGGCGATCGCCTGTGCGAGCCGTGGGGCCTGCTCGAGGACCGAATTCAGTTCCTCGCCACGGAGCACGCCGGACGCGAGGCCCTGCCCAAGCTGGACAATAGCCGCGTTGGCCGATTCCGCGGAGCCGCCCGAGATAATTAGCGCTTGGTTCACCGTCTCGAGGACGCGGCCGAGTTCCTCTTGAGAGAGCTTTAACTCCTTGTTGGCGATCGAGAAACGCTGGTAAAGCTCGACGGTGCCGCCGACGGCCGAACGGGTCCGCTGAGATATCTTAAAAAGCCGCTCCTGAACCTCTGCGGTTTCCTTGGCCGAGGAGGTAAACAGCTTTATCCGGTTTTCGTATCCCTTCCAGGCGTCGGCAACCTGTATTGCTTGGCGGGCCATCTGGGCGCCCACGGCAACGCCCATGAGCCCGCCTATCGTACGTAAAAGCGGGGCCATTCGAGAAAGCGTCCCGCGAACCCCCTGGAGGTTGCGGTCGACCGTCTCGACGCCCCGATTCACATCGCGCCCGTCCCATCTGGCGCGAACCTTTACGTCAACTGTGGTTGCGACCAACTAAAGCCTTTACTTCCTCGCGCTTCTTATCGTCCCAAATGCGCGTATAGCCGTGAACAAACTTAATCGTCTCAATCTGCTTGAACGTGAGTTCCTCGCCACTTGAAATCCCTAGTTCGTGCTCGACCAAGTAGTTTAAAGCGAAGTCGAACAGGGGCTCGACGACGTGAAGCTCGCGGTATTCGTCAGATTGAAGCGGGCATTCGTCGCACGGGGCCGACTCCTCAGGGTAGAAGTCGCATTCCCCGCCGATACAGTCGGGCCAATCCCCCTGAGTCCGTTCCCTATGGGCGCGGACGGCCCGTTTTAGTTTCCCACTTCTTCATCGCTGAGGGTCGCCTTCTCTTCGAAAAACAGGGCGAATGAGAGCTTCCAGTTCGCCGGGATCTTCTGCCGCCAATCGGCGGTGTCCGGCGTGAGGGGCTGCCCGTCGTCGCCTTCGACGTTTTCGACGCGAATACAAGTCGAGTTGAAAAACCCGACGCGAGCCTCGTACGACTTGTCCTTTACCTGCCCGCCACGGCCGACGGTGTTCCGACCGAGAGCAAGCTTCTTGATTGCCGCGGCCATCTCAGGGTTAGCGTATCCCGGGAAGACGGCGCGAACTTCCTCGTCGCCTATCAGGATTCCGACTTTAACCTCGTCCGACAAACGTACAGCCATGATTCTAACCTCCTGCGTGGAGTGAAGGGTTCCAGCGGCCCTCGATGGCCGCGAGCTTCCGCTGAACACATAACAGCGCAAGCCTAGTACTTTCCTGCATGTCGCCGGCGGTGCGTCTCAGCTGGCGCCTAAGCGCCCTCTGGGACGATTCCAGCGTCGAACGCCGGCAAGTGAACATTACCTCGCCGGTGACCTTCTCGAAAACTACGTTGTAAACGTCCTCGTATCGGTGGTCGACCGATACGAGCCTATTCCTCGCTGGTCGGCGCTTCCACTGCCGCGGCGGGCGTCCTTGCCCGCTTGATCGCGTCGAGCTTTGCATTGACTACCGAAAGCTGCTTAAGGGCCGAATCGCTGCCGTCTACTTCTAGGCTGGCGATCGCGACCTCGAGCCCTTTGACCGAGTGCGAAAGCGAAAGCGTGCCGTTCGAGCATTCGTATACGTCGCCGTATCGGTGCTCGGCCTTCCACGCGCTGCCGGTGCTCTTTTTGTTCACGTTTGCCCCTTTCCGAAATGGCGTAAGTAAGGCCCATGAGTCCAACTTAGGCCATGTAAGCCGCTTCCTCGTTGAACACGTCGAAATAAACGCTCTCGAACGTGCCGGCCGCGTCTTCCATGATCTGCCAAGTTGTCCGATTGACAAGCGAACCGTTGTCGTCGGCGACTTCCAGGGTCAACAGCTGCATAATCGGGAAAATCAGATTGAAGCCGTGAAAGTATCCCGCGTCGGTTCCCGAGACGGCGCCGCGGACCATGAGTTCGAACGCATACGCGGTCTGATTTTTCAGCGCCGTTATATAGGTGTCGTCGCTGTAGTCGAAATCGATCGTAAGGGTCTGGTTGCGGCCCGAACGCTCGCCCAAGGCCAGGACGTTGCCGCCGCCGACGCGATACAGATCGTCAGGGTTTACGCCGTTGTCGAAATCCCACGTAATCGAGCGGCATATCGAGGCGATATCCGTCGGGCTGGTAAGGTCCGACGTGGTGGTATCCAAGTCTTGCGAGCGACTGCCCGCCGTTGCCTTGCCGCCCGCGACGGCGGTATCGTCCAGCCAGACGCCCGCGGTTGCCGCGTTAAGCTGCGTCTCGGTGGGTTCGGTCATTGCCGCCCCGCCGGCCGCGGTCGTCCCAGAGCCGATGATATTGGCGCTCAGGTTGACCATTCGGTTCGCGCCACGGTTCACGGACAGAGAGAATCCGCCAATGAGCCCGCCGGCGTACTCGGTTTTGACCGAGGCCGTTTTCCAGGCTTCGAACGTAAACGAGGACATCGTTCCGTCGTTCGATACTGGCGTGCAAGCGTGGTGATAAACCACGGTGGCCGGGGTCGACGTATCGGCCAAGGCCGAGGCGACCGCGCCGAGTCCGAAAGCGCCGACGAAGCCGAGCGCAAACGGCTTTACGCGATTTATCCCGAGGTCGAAGGCTACGCTCTGCGCGAAGACAACGGCGTCGGTGGCTTCCTCGCTCCCGCCCACTTTGTCGGCGTCGGAAATCACCTGCAAGGACTCCTGCGGAACGCTGCCGAGGTTCACGAGGATTCGATTGTCTACGGTCTGCGCCGTGTCGTACGCGGTTTCCTTCGCGGCGCTCGCTACCTGTATGACTAAGTTTTTGGCAAGAGCCATTTCCTCATCTCCCTAATCAATGGTTATAGTGAAGTCGATAGAAACCGAAAAGGTTAAAACGGCGACGCCTCGAATGGCGTTTCCCTCGACCGGACCCTCTGTAATGGCCGTCCCAAGTGCTTGCACGACTACCGACCCCGGGACGGACTCGAGAAGGTCGGTTGTAACGTCGCTGAGTTGCTTTGTCGGGTCGTGCTGTTGCTGCATAACTCGTTCCACGCGAGCCGCATACGCCTTGACGGATTTCTCCACGTTCGTTTTGCGCCCGCCGTCGGTGATAACCCAGACGGTAACGGCGAAGACGCGACGGTCAGCCCCGAGCGCCGCCTCGTCCTGGGCGGAAAAGTCGCAGGTGGCGGCGATACACGGAAGCTCATTCTCGTTATACATCCCGTTGTCGCGGAGTTCCTGCTCCCACGTCGTAACGTCGAGGGCGCCGGCGTCGGCGAGCTTGGTGTCGAGTTCGATCGCTTCGAGGACGTGTTCGGCAATGACATTGTAATAGTCGTCCGTTTGGTACGCGGTCACTTTAAGCCCCTTTGGAGCCGGCGAAGCGCGATGTTGACAAGCTCCTTGGCGTCCTTGGGCGTGAAAAACAGAAACGGTCGCATCTCGGCTTGCTCCGCGGCATAGCTAAGATTCGGGTTCCCGAGGATAAGCCGGTCTTTGGTCATTTGGAGCACGAGAGCGGCGTTTGCGCGCAACGTCCCCAGGTCTTGGACTACCGAGTCGCCGACCTTGACGCGAGCGCCTGAGGCCCGTTTCCGGCCCTTTACGTTGCCGCTGCCGTGAACCTTGGAAACGCCGCCCCATGCCGGCACGGTGACGCCGTCGGTTTTGCGGGTATATTGCGGCGCGAAGTAGTCCCACGAGACGCCGCGGTAGGTGCCGCCGAAGCGAAGGCGCTTAAAGGTGTTGTCGGTTACGGTTCGCATGTATTGGGCGAACTCACGGAAGACCGGGCGCACGTCGCCGCCGAGGTTTTCCTCGACCGTATCGAGTAGCTGCTTGAGCTTCTTATCCTCGAGCGTGAACCGGGCGACCATGTCAGCGCTTTAAAACGGCCATTCCAGAGGTGAAAATCGGCGCGGTGTATCCAGCGTCCAGGGCATTTGGGTTGTACGGATAAGGCTCCTTGGTGGCGATGCCGCTCCCCTTGACCCCGAGCGTTCGGTAAGCCATGTCGAAGGCTTCCTTCGCCATCACATCGGCGGGGTTGCGCCTTAGGATCAAGACGCCCAGAGCGGCGCCGTAATGGGTGGCCGCGGTGCGAATCAAGTCCGGCGTGCCGAGCAGGATCCGCGCGTCGTCGGGAAATTCGGCCTTGCCGCTGCCGAGCCATTGCGGCGGGTCGGCGGCGTAGGTGATAACGTTGGCCGCGTAGGCGGTGACCTTGTACCAAGTGTTTTGTTCCTCAACGCGGAACTCGTCGCCGACGGTCGGGTCGCCGGTTCCCCCGTCGATCGTGACGGTCGTATCGCCGGCGGCGTGGTCGGCTTGATTGACTAGCCAATCTGCCGTCTGTGGGCCGATCTGAGCGAAGGGCGCGGCCCCGGGGTATACAGAGTCGATCCAAGCCCGAGCCGCCGCACGAAGCTTTATATCGCGCTTGGCGGCCGTATCGATCGGGCTACCGACGAGACTATCGGGAAGCTGGTCGGTGAGGTCAGCGTCGGAACAGTAATAGAGGGCGGTCAATTTTTCTTAGTCGATCCAGGGGGCCGGCCGCGTCTCGGTCTGGCGGCCTCGACTTGTTCGGCTTCGGCTTTCTCGGTGGCCTTATCGGCTTTCTTGGCCGCGGCCTGCTCTGCGGATTCGGTCGGGTCGTAGCCTTCGACCGTGCCATCGCCGATGAGTTCGTATTCGGCCTCGTCGAAATCGGTGGCGCGAATAACCTTTCGCTTGCCGTCGGTGATCCGCGTTACGGCGACGCAAGCCGGGTGCCTCTTGGAGCCTTGCCAATCTCGCATTTGAGGGCCTTCCCAGTTTAAAGCGGTTTAAATGACGCCCGCGGAGCTCGAACCCGAAGATCCGAGCTCCACGAACGCGGAACCCCTCGTTCGCACGAGGAGAAATCCTCGCGCTTTACCCCATGATACGACAGGCAAGCTCGGGCCGCGGGCAGGCTACCCCGTAGAGGACCGAAAAGCGCCAAGTCGTTTGGAAATACTCGCGCGAAATCTCGAGTTGCAGCGTTACCCCGGTCTGCGGGTCCGTAAGCGCTACGATTGTATTCCCGCCGTCGTCGTCGGGTTTCGCAGGAGCGAAAGCCAGGGCGAAAGCGTTTCGATGGAAGGCCATATTGAGGACGTGGTCGGCGGCAAAGGTGATTACCGCATCGTCCGCAAAGCCCCCGACAGGGGCGGCCGGGTAGAAGTTGACCGCGGCAATCGCGTTCGCGGCTGCCGTCAGCGTGCCGTTGGTGACCATGAAATATCCGGTCACTGAGGCAACGGTAAAGACATCGCCGGTCAACAGCGTTCCCGTGAGGGTCGACTCGTCGATCGCCATCGTAGTTGCGTCGGCGGCGACTACCCCGTCCACGTCGGCGAGTTTGCCGGAACCGTTTGAAAGCGTCCCACCGGTGAACGTCGGAACGTTTTGGTTCATCAGCCACGTTGCGCCGAGCTTGCGGCCGATCTCGCCCTCGGTGATTCCTTCCTTGTCGCCGCGCTCGTTGGCCTTGACGAACAGGTCCAACGAGGTCGCGTTGCCTTCGGCGTCTTCGTCGAGGACGACAAAGCGGTCGGCCTTCGAAGCGAGCGCGGTATTCAGGAGCTTACGAGCCCCCTTCTGCCAGACGGTCGCGAGCAGGGCCTCGGTGGCGAACGGCGTGGTTCCGGCCGTCCCGACGTGCTGTGCAACGCCGTTGGTGTTGTCGACGCCGTCGTAAGCTGCGGCGAAGGTGTCAGTATCGATCTTGTTGGCGATCGCTCGGATCGATTCGGCGCTCTGGGTATTCTTGAAGCGGCCCTTCTCGATTTCGTTGGCGTCCTTGTCGGACATATGGAAATCGGTCTTTTCCCAGTGATTTAGCGCGATCGTGACCGTGGCCGGGGTCTGATCGGTGTTCGCCGGGGGCGTAGTGGCCGGCACGACCGCGGTAGTCGTCTGGGCGACGGGTACCGGGATCGTGATTGTGTCCCCAACCTCCTTGGCGTTGCTCGAATAACCCTTGTTAACGGCGCTCAAGGTTGCACAGGATTCGCGAAGCACTTCGAGCGCCTCGGTCATTATGGTTGGAATGATTGCCGAATAAGCGTTCGCGCCGCCGGCGATCGGATGGAGCCCCGCGCTGGCGAGCTTGGCAAGACCGGCCTTGAAAGCCTCGAACGAAAACTCGTCCTTGGCCGGCTTATCGGTGGTGAAGATTGCGGAAAAGAGGGCCAAGAAATAGCCCTTTACGGCGAAGAATAGATTCTTCACGAGAAAGACTCCCTGAAATGGCGTTTAACTGCGTTACGCCCATCCTGAGAGCCCCCCGGACCCCTGAGCGACCCCCCCGGGGCCGTTCACGGCTGGTCGTGCGATGTGGCCGCTATGCGGCCTTCTCGAACCCTTCGACCTGAACGTCGCCCTTGCGGACGGCCTCGTTAAAGTCGCCGGTTTCGAATTCTGCCTGAGTGATCGTTCGCCCGCCCCCGGCTTTGCGGCGCGTTTCCTCCCCGCCGCCGCCGCCGGATCCATCGAAATAAAAGGGCTTGGCGAGCGCGTATTTCTCGAAGAATTCCCCCGGGGCCTCGTCGGCGCCGGCGTTTTTCTCCGATAAAACGGGTTTACCGTCCACCATATGAACGAGCCGCCCGTCTTTGGATTCGAATTGAGCTTGAATTGCGCCCACCACGTCGTCTATTGCCTCGGGCCGAACCCCCGCCTCGATGGCCTCGGTTTTGAGGACGTTAGTTACGGAAACCTCCCGCAACAGGTTTTTCGTGGTGTCGAGTTCGGCTTGCATCGCCTCGTTCCGGCGCGTGAAGTCGTCGCTCAACTTTTTCTCTTGAACGTCGAGGGCTGCGTCAATGTCTTTCGAATCGACAAGCTCTTTCCGTTCGCGCTGGCGCTTGAGGTCGGCCGCTTCCGCGGCGTCCTCGGGCGTGATATCGCCGAATTTCTCCAGGGCGGCCGACAGCTTCACGTTGTTATCGCGGAACTCGGTCAGCTTTGTATCCATCTCCCCGAGCTTCGTTTGAAGCTCTGCGACTGTGGGCTCCTCGGCCCCGCCACGGATCGGATACATCCCCGCCGCCTTAAGATTGGCGAGGCCCTTTTCGAAATCCTGCAATTTATACGCCATTTCTACCCCCGGTAGATTGTCCCGAATCCCCGATTCGGAACGGTGAGCGCCAGTGTTGAAAAGAAATATACCGGAAAATCCTCTCTCCAATCAAGCCAATTCCCCCCGGGGGCCAGAAAAAGGCTTGACTCTCTATATCACATGCGCTATATTCTTCACTGTGGCCGGGGCAATAAGGCGCCGGCGGCGAGGGGAGAAAATAAAATGTCGGAATTTACAGTTAAGCCGGGCGACGAGGTTAAAATTCGATACACCGAATGGACTCCGAGCAAGGAATTTACGCGGACAGCCTCGGGAACCGTATTGGCCGCGATCTGCGAAAACGACAAAGGAATCGTGACCGAAATCGCGGTTCGCTTGGAAGGATCGCGGCAGAACAGCCGCGATCCTGAGGCTTACGAATGGCGCGATATCGTCCGAGTCGGCCCCGACGCGGTGCGCGCTTTGATTGTCTGCGACGAGGACGAGGACGAGCGTTGTCACATCTGCGGAACCTGCGTTCCCGATCCGAACCGTTCCCTCTGCTCGGCCTGTGGCGAGGTAAGAGCCCACGTAATCGGCCGCCCTATGATAGCCCGAGCAATCCTAAGAGCGCTCGACGACGAGCGCTTAACTGAGCCCGTGACCGAGGTTAAAGTCGGGCTCACCGAAACGGCATTCTAAGTCACCCCCAACTTGAGAGGAAAAATCTAATGCGTGGTCGAACTTGGCAGTTTAATGTAAATCAGATCGCCGGACAGCTGTTAGCCAAAAGCCCGAACTCCAACGTCGCAGAGGTCGCCGTCAAGGCGGCCAACATGGTCGACGCGGTATACGCCGAGCAGAGAAAGAGGAACGCGGCCGACTTTGCAGCTGCGGCGGCGGCAGATTCCGATATCGGCCCGCTGCACTCGGCCGCTGATATCTTCGGAGAGGATACCGAAAATTGAGGTTGAATATCAAGCCCCGCGGCGAAGTGGTCGCGGGGCTCATGCGTGGGGAAGCCGAAGCGCTACGGGAACCGCTCGACGGCATCCCCTCGAGCGAGCCGGCCACGGACAGAAGCTCCGCGCCGGCCGAGCGTGACTCCATAGATGGGAATAAAATGACAGGGATCCGAGCCGCCAAGGAACTTACCAAGGGGGCCGCTCAGGGCTTTGCCATTGTGGTCGCCGGAATCGTCGCCCTGTTGCTTCTATTAAAGGCGGTGGGATTATGACCGACGGCGCTTGGATTGAATTCTCGGCCGTCTGCGCGCGCCTCAAGGGCGACTACAGCCCGAGCCCGAGCCGGCCGCGGGCGAAGCGGATAACCTGTAGGATCGGCGACAAGGAGCACGTCCAGATATGGAACCCCGAAACTGAGGCTTACGAATGGCTAGCTACAACTACGACAAAAACGGAAGCCTCGCGAAAACGATAGCCGTTTCCTTGGATTCCCCCGAGCCCATTCCCGAGGTTGGACATAAGCTAACCGTCGACGGAACGACGTACGCAATTACGAATATCCAACTTGCCGCCGCCGGCAAGTTGGATATTCAAGGCGTTGAGTTGTATTCGAAGGCGACCTGCGACGCGGGCGGCGGGCCGCCCATGCTCAAGGCGAACGAGGCCGGCGTCCCGTTGCCGGTCGGGCCGTGGTTCGCGCCGGACGAAGTCGAGGTCTTCAATAAAAACGCCGCCGCCGAATCGGTCTACACCCTAGAGCGCTTGGTCGAACTCGCGAAGGAAAAGCGGGCGGTCGTCTGCCCGTCGAAGTGGGGAACGCACCATAAGCCGGCCTCGTTCGTGGTGAATATGACCGGCCGCTTGATATACGGCTTGTTCGAGTTGGGCTTGTTCGTGAAGGAAAAACCGGTAAAAGCCGAGAAGGCCAAAAAGCTGCCGAAAGGGTGGGAACACGATTCCCCCGGGGGGATCCCCGGGGGGAAGGAAGATTGAAGGCGCTTAAACGGGCTCACAACGCAAAAGGGACAACCCTTAAGCTTTTACCTTAAGGGTTGCCCGCTTTCTGCTTACGGCACGATTACGACGCGCTTACGATGATTCGATGATTCGATGATTCGTACGATTCGCTCACCTTCCGCCGCGGCGCTTTGGCTTTTTCGATTTCTTGCGATGGGGCGGGGTCATTGGCGGCTTTGGCGGGCTGGAACTGCGGCGGGTCTTCGTCGGTGTGCGTGGCATTTTCCATTACCTCTCAGGTTAAGACGGCGATATCCTTCGTCCATCGGCGCTCGGCGTTGTTCCAATGGCTTCGGATGTGATCGAGCACGGCCGCGACGCATTGTGCAACCGTTTTAAAGCGGTCTGTATCGAAGATCGGCCCGCGGTCGCCAAGCTGCGGCGCGAGCCCGTCGAGGTGGAACTCCAAAAATCCCCGCGGCAATACATCGACCTGTTTCATTCGAACCATAACCTCGCGCGCATCCTCGGCGCTTTCATGGCGGCCGACAAATGCGACCTGCACGGCGGCCCCGTCTTCGACCCAAACGCCGACCGGCCGGTAATGCGGTTGCGGCCCTGTCCACTCTAACATGAATCTCACGGGCTCACCAAGGCGGGGTCTTCGTCTTCCTCTGCGTCCTCTACGGCCTCGGGAGCGACCCACGCCTCGGCCGCGGCTGTATGCTGCGCTATGAGCTCCGCGTCGAGCTCTGGCGTATCTGCGGCGCCTGAGAGGATCCCTAAGCCTCGGTCGTCGGGAGCGGTGAACGTAAACGTTCGGCCGAGGGCGTTAGCGATTATCAGCCGGTCGCCGTCTGTGCGCCAAGTTTCCGTGCGGATAGTGCGAACCGCTTCGGCGTCGTTTTCGTACCCGAGCGCCATCGCCAAAAGCCAGACGGCCGCACCGTTGATTTCGCCGGCCTTGTATTCCGGGGCCACGCGCAAGACAACGAGCCTTTCAATCAAGGTTGAGGATGGCCCGTCGTCGATCATCATGGCCGCCCCGTCCGTGAACGGCGCGAGTTCGCGGGCATACTGCTTTAACATATCCTGGGCGTCGGTCATTTTACCACTTCCTCTATTTTGCGGCCGTCGGGTAATATAGCGTATCCGGCGTCCTTGTATGCTTTTATAATTGCGGCGTGCTGCGAAGCTGGCGCGTGTATGGAATCAATATCGTCGATTAGCGACAGCGACGCCTTGAAGTTGGTTTCGTTGCCCGAATGTTCGGCGATCGAGGCCCACTGAGACGGCTTCGGCTTGCGGTTGTCGGTTACGTACTGCCCGGTGACGCGACCGTAAGAGTCTTCCGCGTACGGTATCGCGTCCATTCGCCGCAACGACGAGCCCTTAAAATACATATGGCCCGACGACATCTGGGCTCGCCGCCGGATGCGGGTAAAGAAGTAGCTCGCGCCCCCTGAGGTCATATCGGCCCCGGGCGACATTCCGCCAACCGGAACGCCGATTCGCATCTTCTCTACACTCGACGCCATTACGCCGTTGTTCGCCAAAACCTGTTTAAAGAAACCGCCCATTCCGCCGGCTTCATTCGCGGTCAAGTTGTGCTGTAATACGAAGTCGGAAACGTCGCCGTCGGTCACGTCGAACCGGGACCACGCGCGATACCCGGCGCTTGAGCCTGTGCCGTGTATGGATTCGCGAAACACGCCCGAGGGATTGTATTCGGGAAGGTCTTTCAAGCTGCTCACTCCTGCGGCTTTAACCCTGTCCTTAATCGCTTTCTTTTTGCCCCAGTGTTTTACCATTGCCGCGACCCGCGTCGCTTTATCGGCCCCCTGCTCGTCGAGAAGCTCAATCATAGCCTTATAGGAGGCCGTAACGTGTTCCTTCGTCGAGTAAGCCTGTTTGGTCAGATACATAAGCTCGAGGTCGAGCGGATCCGATGCGGCACGTTCGAGGCCCAATTCGTCGAAGTGAGCGAGGGCGCGTTCGAGCATGGCCCCGGAAGGCTTCTCGGGAATCATAACCTCGAGCGAGCCTTGTTTCGCGAACCAATCGTCATTTTGGTGGCCGATCGGACGGTAACGAATGCGGGTTCCGTCTTCGAACTCAATCGCGTATTGAACGCCCTTCTTGCCGTAATAGTCGGAGTGAACCTCTTGAGCGAGAAAGCGGTCGTCGGTGGCAACCAGCTTGCCCTTGTCCGGCCTGCGGTGGGTGACGTGAAAGTCCTCTTTCGTAACCTTCACCTTAGCGGCGGGCGGCGCTGCCTCAACCGCCTTGCCGGCGTCGGGGTCGAAAAGCTGCTTGCGCTTGTAGGGGCTGAACCCGAGCCCGCCCGCCACGTCGGGGCCAAAGTCATTTAAAGCGGTTTTTGCGCCGACGTTTTGGTCAACGTCCTCGATCACCTTGAGGTACGCCTTCGCCATCGCCGCCACGTCGGGGTCAACATTGGAGAGCAGGGCGTTAAGCTGCGGCTTCAACCCGTGCATATCTGCAAGCGTCGATTGATTAAACTCGAAGTCGCCCTTCTTGACGTGCGAGTTCAACGTTATAACGGCCTGCTGGATGTTCGGCGCGAAGATATCGGCTTTAAGCGGGTCCCCGATTACCTCAGGCGCCGCGGTTGCCGTGGACGGTGCAATGTCCTCGATATCCTGGGCGTTGATCCACTTCATTATTTTTGCGTCGCCGGACGCGCGGAGCTTGAGGTCGATATTCGTTCGCGTCTTGCCCTGGAACTCGTCGGCGAAGATTAGCGCCTTGAAGTCTTCCACGTCTTCGCCCCCAAGGTCGATAGAGCGCCCCTGGAAGCCATGCCCTTCGGCCGCGTCTGCAACCTCGGCGAAGGATTGCGGGATCTTTACGGCGGCCGTCGCTGGCGCTGCCGGGACCGGGGCGGCCTGCTGCCCAAACGTAAACGTGTCGTCGCCAAGAGCGCGGCGGTAATACTGCTCGAAGTCGGAGCGGAGCGAATTCTTCCGGGTGACCGCGGCGTCGAGGAATTTCTTTCGAGCTGCGGCGCTGTTAAAGCGGTTTGCGGCGTAGCCATCCAAGAGCGCGCGGTAAGTGTCGTCGGCGATCCCTTCGAACTTCTCGATCGCTTCGAGCGTGACGTTCGGGTCGAGGTCGAGGTCGCCGTCGCGGAGCCCCTTCATAAGCGTATTGTAAATCGGCTCCGACTCTCCGAACGCCGAGTTCGGGTGGTAATCGAAGTCGAGCTTGTCGTCGCCGAGGAACTTGAACGCCTGCCCCTTGTCGACGCCCACAAGCCGACCGTCTGGGAAGGTGATTATCTGCCCCGAGTGTCCGTCGTGGTTTGATATCAGCCAATCGAGGACGTGCTCGCGCTGGACGACTCCCAGCTGAGCTTTCGTAAGGTCGGAAAGCGGAACCCCCTTGAGCGTGCCGTCGGCGCCGTCTATCCAACGTTGAATGGATCCGGCGCGACCGTCGGGCATATTGACGAAGCGGGCTTCGGCCGCGGCGGGATCGACGAGGCGCTGCATTTTATAGGCGAACTCGTCGGCCATGCCGCGGAATGTCGCCTCTTTTTTCGATACCGAGGGGAACGGCTTGAACATCCAGCGCGAACCCAGAGGATCGAGCCAAAACTCCTTAGAGTGAGCGCCCCCGATGTTCGCGGTTCCCTGCGACTGCCAGCCTGCCTCGAATGTCGGGTCAATCACATGCCAGTTTTCGTCCACCTGAGCGAAGGCGTCGCCAGTGAGCGATGGCGGCGGCGCGGGTGCGTCGGGAACGATCGGCGGCGGCGGGTCGAGCTTTTCCTTGATCGCGTCGACGGCCTGCTTGGCCTTGGCCGAGCTTTTCCCGTGGAGCGCCCCGGCCTTGTATTTCTCGAGGATCTCGCCGGCCTGAACCGGGGTGATCTTCTTGGTCGTAACGAGCTTTTGATATTCAACGTGGAACGCGAGTATTTCGGGGTTCACCTTGTTCGCGGCCTCGTTTAGCGCAAAGGCTAAATCCCCTTCGACGTTGATCGGGGCGAACGCGCCGGAAGTCGGCTTTGCGTCGAATATCTCACCCCCGAGCTTCTTAATTTTCTTCTGAACCGTGATAAGCTTTTTCGGGCCGAGCTTGCCCTCGCCCACTGAGAATAAGAGCGCGTCGTATTCCTCGATTTTCGCGACTACAGAAGAGGCTTTAATCTGGTCGGCCAGATCGCCAAGGAGCCCTTGTTTTGCGGCCAATGACCCCGGGGTAAAGAGTCCCGACTTCGACATGTCATTGAAAACGTGCTGCTTGTCCGCGAGTTGCTGCGCGAGGTCTTCGGCATTCTCGGCGGTGACCCAGAGGTCCAAAGCCTCGAGCTTGTGCTTGTCCTTGGCCGCATCAATGGCGTTGACGTACTTGACCACGGCGTCGTCGAGGAGCTTCGCCCCCTCGGGGATATCGAGGTCTTCAACCTGCTTTATAAGCGGCGCCAGCGTTTTCGACTGCCCGAAGTGGAACACCTGCGGCGGCGCGGGCGTGCTGGCTTTCAAATTGGCCTCGACCACGTCGTCGACGAGGGTATCGGCGGCGTTCACGGTGAGGGCGTCGAACTGCCCCGCCAAGTCTTGAAGCTTGCCCTTCTTAACGACCGCCGTCGCAAGCTTCTTTTTCGCTGCCCACTCGGCCGCGGGTGCGATGGCTTGGAACTCGGTTAACAGCTTTTGAATGTGAGTATCGAGGGCCGCCGCGTTCGGGCTGGCAAGCAACCCGTCAATGTCCTTGCCCATCGTGGCCGCCTTGGCTGCCTTGGTGGACTGTGCGACTTCCTTGACCGCAATGGTCGCCGCTTCCTGTAGCGCCGCCTGAGCGACGACTGAGGCGGCCTGGGCGGCCTTCTGCTTGGCATCCTTGGTCGGAGCTTTCGCCTTTGCCGTTTTTGCGAGCCCGGCGCCCTGGAGTTCCGACTCGGGAACGTCTTCGAACCATTCCGCGCGCCCGGCGATCAAAACAGAGCGGCACAGATGGAACGGGCTCAACCGCGGCGGCCGGCCATAGATGGTATTATCCCACTCCTCGAGGGACATCGCTTTTTGTTGGGAAGCGTGCTCGCAGATGTACGTCGAGCGGGAATCCTGCGGGTTCGAATTGCGGAATACGGCCTCGTCGCCGATAGAGTCCTCGGCCAGCTGCTCGTGAGTCCGGTTTATAATGCGGGTCGACTCGATTCGGGCAATGGCCTGCGCTCGCTGCTTTATCGAGCGGTGAATAACCTTCCCCGTCGAGGACTTGATCGTAATCGGCTTTATGCGCCCGCCTGCAATCAAACGGCTTTTAAGCGAGTCGACGTTCGGGTTGTGGTGGTCGACCGGGATTCCTTCGACTACGGAGTCCATCATTGTTTGACGGAACCAAACGCCCACGTCGTCGCCGACGGTGTTCATAATCTGATAGCCCGAGGTATATCCGACCTTGAGGATTCCCTTCTCGGCTACGGAGACGT